GCGCCGCGCGATCACCCGGACCGCGTGCTGGTAGTTGTTGTCCCCGATGGGCTGGCCGGGCTGGTATTCCTTTTTCTCGATATCGTTCAGGTAATCGTTATCGTCCGGGCCGACATCCACGTTGATGTCGTAATAGACGATGCCCTCGATATCCTTCGCGCCGCTCACCACCACGCAAGGCCGATTCTCGCCACTGGCGAGGCCAAAAAACCCAACGTCACCGATGTTTGCCATGCTGACCTTCTTTCAGAACACGTTCACGATCACGATACCGCCGGCACCTGCGCCGCCAGCACCCGAAGCAAAACCGTTGAGGCTGGCACCGCCGCCTCCACCGCCCGCGCCGTAGACGCCGCCCGCAGCGCCCGCGCCGCCCGCGACCCCCGAGCCCGAGCCACCACCACCACCACCGGCGCCGCCCTGGCTGCTCCCAGTGGGGGCCGCGGCGCCGGGCCCACCCGTGCCACCGCCGCTGGTCCCTGCGGTGCCGCCCGCGGCGCCACCCCAGACGGTCCATCGCGAGCCACCGGCGCCGCCGCCGCTGACCGCGTTGGCCGTCGTGATGCCGCCGCCGCTGCCACCACCGGCACCACCGCCCACCGCCGCGGTGCCCGCGACACCGACGAGCCCCGTGGTGCTCGCGGTCCCGCCGTTGCTGCCCGCCTGCTCGCCGGTCCCACCGGAGCCGCCGGTGCCCGTCGTGGCGGTGCCTCCGGAGCCCAGCCCCCCGCCGAGCGCGCGGATGTGGCTGCCAAAGCTGCTGTTCGCGCCCGCGGTCCCGCCGTTGCCGTTGGTGTCGGCGGTCCCTGCCGCCGCGCCGCCAGGACCACCGGAGCCCACCGTCACGGTCTCGGTGGTGCCCAGCGCCGCCGCCGCGATAAAAAAGGGTCCGGCCCTGCCACCGCCCGCGCCACCACCACCACCGCAGCGGATGGTGCCCGCTGCGCCCTGGCGTCCGCTGCCTCCACCGCCACCGCCCGCCACCATCTCGACGAGCACGCCGGAGAACGACCCAACGGGCTCATTCCAGGTGCTCGCGCCCGGGGTCGTGTAGACGAACGCGATGGGCCGGACCTTCCACACAGCGGCCCCCGCGGTCGCGTCGATCAGGTCGTAGGTGTAGCCGTAGCCCACCCGCGTATCGACCCAGACGGATCCCACGGTGTAGCCCGCGGCGCTGTCGTCGGTGACGGTCGGCGCGGCGCCGGTCCGGTTCACGCGAGGGCGTACCTGCGTCACGGAGAGATAGACCGTGGCGGCTCCCTGCTCCGCGGGGATCTGCTCGGAGCCGGTCGGTTGCGTACCGGCGGGAAGGCCTGGAATCGGGATATCAGCCATAACGGGTTCACCTTGATGCGGTCGCCGGTGTTGGTGACGATGCGGTCGCCGGTGTTGGTGACGAGAACGGGCGCCGCGGGCGGAGGAGCACCGGTGGCGGGGGCGTTCCCGCTGAGCTGGGCGAGGAGAGCGAGAGAGAGGCCGCCGATCACGTCAGACCCCCGACCAGCCGAGTTCGAGGGCCGTCGCCGCCACGGTGGTCCCGGTGGCCAGCACCTGAGCGATCTGCTCCAGGTGCCACACGCCCTGGGCGCGGTCCGTGGCGACGTCGATCACGTGGGTGTTCCCGTCGGGGTCCACGAAGGTGAGGTTCCCCGTCGCGCCGCCGTGGATGAGGAACGCGACCGCGACCTGGCCCAGCTTGAGCGAGTTGCTCAGCGCGGTGCCGGTGCTGCCGTCGTTGCGCTTCACGGCGTCGGCGCGGGCGCTGGAGCGTATGGAAAACATGGAGAGGTTCATAGGCGAGGGGACTCCTGGTTGAGGCTGTAGAGACCGGGGGCGCGCGAGACGGCGCGGCGTGAGGGGGCGACAGGGGGCGCGGCGGGCTGCGCGGGCGCTTGCATCGCCGCGATAAAAGCGGGGTCGAGGGTCGGGTCCGCAACGACGTCGAGCAGCGTCCCCAGCGCCAGGGCCTTGCCGTAGGGGAGGCGCTCGCCGCGGTCGCTGAGGTCCTGGATCTCGAGCGCCACCTGGTCGCGGATCTGCTGGTAGACGGTCGGGTACACCTCGCGGAGCGCCTCGACCTCGCCCGCGTCCAGCGTGCCGGCGGCGAGGCTGTCGAGCGCGCTCATCGGCGACTCGATGACCTTCGCCATCCGGAGCCACGAGGCCATCGCTTCGGGGTCCGGCGTGTCGGCGGCGAGGTCCGGCTGGAGCGTCTGCACGCGCTGGGGCACCGGCGGCAGCCGCGCCGCCAGGAACACGGCCCCTCGCTGCGCCGTCGCCGCAGCCACCGCGGCCACCTCGGGAGGCGCGCCGGCCTGCTCGATGCGCCGGGCGGTCTCCGCGATCTTGGTGGGCCCTCCGGTGCGAGCCGCCAACACTTCCTTCCGCCTCCGGTCGTAGTCCGCGGCCATCGCCGCCGCTTCGGCCCCGCGACCCGTGGCCCGCGCCGTTGCACGAGCCCCCCGAGCCACGCCGCGCCCGACCGTGCGAGCGGTCTCCGCGCCGGCGGCGACGACCTCGCGGCCTCGCGTCATGACGCGCTCGCGGAACTTGCCCACGACCTCGCCGGCCTTCTTCCGGACAGGCTCCGCGATGGCGAAGAACTGCCGCGTCTTGTCCCCGATGTTGCGGCGCGTGACGTCTGCGACGGCTTCGGCGAGGGGCTTCCCCATCTGCATTTCGCGCAGGATCGCCGCGGTCGCCTGGTCGCCGACCTGCTTGACCGCGCGGTTCGCCGCCGCGCTCGCCACGCTGGTTGCAAGGCCCGTGATGCCACCGCCGCCGAGGACCGCACCGGTGAGGGCCCCGACCTGCTCGGAGAAGCCAACGGCCCGGTTTGCCCCGCTGCGGCTCGCGCCCTTCTCCGTCGCCTCCTTGACCCAGGACGCGGCGCGGTATTCCACCTTCGCGGCCTTGTACGCCTCCGCTGCGTCGCTCCCGGCGGCCTTCGCGGCGCGCGTGGCGGATGACTCGAAGGACGACTCCATGATCCCGCGGACCTTCTCCAGGGCCTTGCGCGCGGGGCTCCGGCTGGCGGCGGCCTCGTAGACCATATCGTCAAGAAAAGCCCGGTTCTTGTGGAACTCCCCGAGGCCCATGCGCCCCTGCGTGGCCTTGCTCTCCAGGGAGGTGAGGTAGTCTTCCACGCGGGCCACGTAGCCCTCGGCGCCCGCGATCTTCTTCAGCTCATCGACCACCTCGCGCCGGGCCTTCTTGGCCACCGCCGAGACGGAGATCCCTGCGCCGGTGGCGTCGAGGCGCTCGAGCGCCTCGCCCATGCGCTCGCCCACCTGGCGGCGGAGCAGCGCCGCGGCCTCCGCCTGCTCGGCGAAGGTGAGCACCTTGCCCTCCTTCCCGAGCATCTTCGGCAGTTCTTCGACGATCTGCCGCGCCGCGACCTCGCGGGCCGGGCCCAGGGCGCTGGCCTTCTGCAGGATCTTCTCGTTCGCTCCGGTGCTCTGAAGCGCCTTCTCCAGGGCCGCCTTGTCGACATCCACCACCGTGCGCGCGAGCCGGTCGGCCTTGCCCGCGAGCCCGGTCGCCTCGGGAGCGGTGCGCCCGGTGACCCGCTCGGCGAGCGCCGTCGCTTCGTCCAGGCCCCGGTTCGCGAGCTGCTCGACGCGCTCCGGGAGCTGCCCCGCCCGGAGCCCCTCCTCGATGCCGCGGACTTTCGCCGCCGTCGTGTCGATGAACTCGCCCACGCGGCTCCGGATGGCCCCGCCGGCTCGCTCGGCGGTGCGGCTGGCCACCTGCCCCGCCTTCGCCCCGGCCATCCCGAGGAGCCCGAAGCCTGCGCCGAAGCCCGCGCCCATGCCGGCCCCATGGAGGAACCCTTGCCCCATCGCCGCGGCCACCGCTTCGCCGTCCGCGTTGGGGTCGCGGACGATGGCGCGGCTCGCCCCCTGGCCCGCGCCGTAGACGCCCAGCTCGATCCCCTGCGACACCACCGGCGCCACGAAGCGCCCCGGGAGCCCGCCGCCGACGGCGCGAGCCGCGACGCTGCCGGCGCCCTCCGCCACCGCCGTCAGCCCACGAGGGAGCGCCGTGGCCACCCTCGCCGCCCGGGTCGCCATCGAAGCCGCCTGGGCGCCCTTGCCCGCGGCAGAAGCGGCGCCAGCAGTGCCACCGCTGACGAGCATGGGGGCCAGGAAGCCGAGCCCCTGCCCCGCCATGCGCGAGCCCGGGGCGTAGCGGTCGGCGTCCTCGAGGAACTGCCGTGCGCGCTCTCCGCCCACCTTCGAGATCACCGCATCGCCGAAGCCCAGCAAGAGCGAGTCCGCGACGCCGCTTCCCGCCGCGAGCGCCATGTTCCCCGCGCCGCGGAACTCCTCCTTCTTGGCGTAGTCCTGGACGTCCGCCTCGCTCCCAATGCGTGCGGTGAAGCTCTGCGCCCGCTTCACGGCCTCCGCGCCGGTGACCGTCTGCCAGGACCCATCCGCCGCCTGCATGGGCACGGTCGCGTCTTCCGGGAGCCCGTACTCTCCCGAGCGCAGGAGCGCCGCAGCCTCCGCCGCAGGCACCTGCACGGGCGCGTCATCGGGCCCGTAGACCGTGACCGTGGAGGGCGGGGGCCCAGCCATAACCTCTTCTCCGTGGGGAGAAGCTTGCCTTTGGTCTTCTGGACCACCGTTGTCAGGGCTGCGGGCGGCGTCGCCATCGCCCGGAGAGCAGGCTCACCGGCCCGGTCGAGCTGGCTCATCAGCAGTCGGTTCGAGATCGCTCGGTTGAGGTCATCGGGGCGCATCGCCGCACCGGGGGCGAGGGGCACGGCTCCGCGCATGCGCCCGAGGAACCCCAGCAGCCCGTCAACGTCGCCGGCGTCCGCGAGGGTGAGGGCGGCCTTGTACTCCGACTCCCCGAGCTGCCCCGCCTGGAGGCTGTCCCGCAGCGTCGAGCGCAGGAGCGTCACGGTCTTCGCGCGGGCCTTGTCGTCCTTCGCCTCGCGGAGCTGGACCACCGCGGCGCCGGCCCGGTCGAGCGGCGAGGCCGCGGCGCCGGTGGACCGCACGACGGGCGAGGAGGGGCGCTGCTGGGGGGCTGCGCCGCGAGGGAGCCCCACGACGCCACCGCCGCCGCCCATCGGCCGCGCGCCGCTGGCCTTGTCTTGCAGCTCCTGGGGGACGTTGATCTTCGGCCCCGCGCCCGCGGGCTTGGCGTTGACCTGGTCGAGCTTGCGCTTCGCCATGTCGTCCGCCCATCGGCTCATGTCCTGGACGGCGCCCACGCCGTTCGTCATCACGCCGCCGAGAATCGCGTTCCAGCGCGCGGCCTCGTCGTTGTTCTTGGCGCCCTGGCCAAGCACGACGTTGCCCTTGCTGCTGATGCGCTCCATGAGCCCATCGACCTTCGACTTGTTGAAGGTCTTGGAATCGACAGGATGATCTTTCAGCTCCTTCTCCAGGAGCGCGATGTCGGCCTTGAGGTTCTCGATTCCGCCGAGGTCTCCGCGGAGCGCCTTGCCCTCGCCCGGCTCGACGAACGCCCCAAGCTTGAACTTCTGGTCCCCGTAGGTGACTTGTTGCCCCTCGCTCCCCGCAGCCTTCGCCGCCTCTCCGAGGAGCTTCGCCGCCTTCTCCCGGTTCGGCGCCTTGCCGCCTTCGATGCGGTCTTGCACCGTCGCGAACTGCTGCGAGACCTGCCCCGCGGCGGCCTGGCTGAGCTGCTCCCGGAGGCGCGCTTGCTCGACATCGAGAGCCGCGAGAAGCCGCTGAGCTTTGATGGAGTAGGGGTTGCTCGCGATGATCCGGCCATCGGCGTCGTACTGGGTCTCGACGCCCATCGCCGCATCCGCTTCCGCGTGCACCTTCTGGATCTTCGCCTTGTAGATCTCCAGGCCTGCGAGGTAGGCCGCATCCTGGGCCATGCGCTCGTCGCCGAACTGCTCGCGCGTGAGGCGGTAGATCTCGCCGAGGGTGTTGAGGTTGCCGCGCTTGCGGTCGATGGCCTCGCGCTGAAGGTCGATGTCCATCTTGATGGACTCATCGAGCACCCGCATGGCCATCGGGTCGCCGTCCTCGCCGGCGAGTGCCTTGCCGAAGCCGCCCAGGAGCATGAGGAGCGCGGTTGTTGCCCGCTGGCCCGTGCTCATCTCCTTCAGCTTCCGGTCCGGGTCGATCTTCGCGTCGGCCAGCTCGCGCCGGCCCGTGTCGATCTGCTCCAGGACCCCGCCGAGCTTCTGCTGCTGGCGGGCGTTCAGCTCATCGAGCTGGCGCTGGCGCTCCGCAGCCCTCGCGGCTTCGGCCTGCGCCGCGTCGCCGAGGTCTTGCTGCCGATGGGTCTCCACCCAGGTGAGCGCGTCATCGACCCTGGCGAGCTTGCGCTCCGCGGCCTCGCGCTCGGCGGTGGCGAGGGGGTCGGGGCCGGGGGCGAACTGCTCCGTCCTGCCCGTGGGGAAGGTGCCACCAGGGACGAAGCGCCCGGGGCTGCCCTTCAGCTCTTCGTTGGCCTGCTGGATGAGCAGGTTGGCCTGCGCGCCGCGGAGCTGGTCCTCCGCGTTGACGTTGCCCCAGTTCTGCCCGCGTACGATCTTGCCGGCGCCGAGGCCCGCGGGCGAGGGGCCTGCGGGGGGCGGGGGCGCCGCGGGGGCGGCTGGAGCGGGCCCCGTTGGAGCGGGAGGCGCCGCCATCGGCGCCAGGGGGCTCCCCGGGGCCGGAGCGGGCGCGGCGACGATGGGCGCCGGAGGGACCAGGGGGTTCCCTGCCGCGGGGGGCGCCACGTTCACCACCGGCGCGGCGGGGGGCGTGATCATCTGCGCCCGGTTCGCCGCCATCGGCGCGCTCTTCGCCGTCACGATGCCATCAGGGACGACCTCCGGGACCATCGGCTGCATGGCGCCATCGATGCGCGCGATCTCCGCATCCACCGAAGGCGAGGGCAGCAGGTCCAGCGTGCCGCCCGTGTCGTCCACGAGGCGCACGCGGCCATCCGGCTGCCGGGCGTAGCTCGACCACGGCATCAGCCCATGCCTCCCGTGGCGCCCTTGGTGGCGATGCCGGTCCCGGTGTCGATGAACTTCCCCCAGAACTTCCGCTGCCGGTCGCGGTACGCCTGGTCGGCCGCGGTGGCGGCCTGGTCGTAGCCGATGGCGCCCTCTTGCCGGTACCGCTCGGCTTGCATCTGCGCGTCGACCTCGGCGCCGGCCATGCCCATGGAGCCCTGCCGTTGCGACGTGGCGAGCTGCCCCGCGCCCTGGAGGGCGGCGAGCTCCCGCTGGTAGGCCGCCTGCTGCTCCTGGCTCCGGAGGACGCCCGCTTGCTGCGCCGTCTGGCTCTGAGCGTTGGCCTGGACGGTCATCGCCTGGCGCTGGGCGTTGGCCACGGCAGCGGGCCCCCCGCGGGCGCTGGCGGCGAAGTTGGCGGCCTCCTGGGCGGCGCGCTGCTGGCCCGCGGCCTGCTGCTGCTGGGCCACCGACGGGCCAAGCTTGCCCTCGGCCTCGAGGCGGGCCTGGGTTGCCGCGTCCATCATGCCGGCGCCGGCAGCCTGCTGCGCCGCGTAGTCCTGCTGGGCCTGTGTCCAGTCGTACTCCGGCTGGTAGTTGTAGCCGTAGGCCGCTGCGTTGGCCTCGCGACCTCGGCCGAGGGACTGCTTGGCCAGGGGCACCAGCGGCGCCATGGGCCCCATGCCGACCATCATCGCCGCGTCTTTCCAGTTGAGTCCGAACATGGTTATTTCCTGTTCTCCGGGGCGCCCTTGTAGCGTCCGCGCTTCTGCCCGATCTCCAGCGAGAGCCCGTAGATCTCCAGGCCCCCGGACTCGGTGCCGCCGGCGGGAAGCTCCTCGCTCAGCTCGACCTGGAGCGAGCGGCCCTTCTGGTTGGCCACGTGGGTCTCGAGCACCAGGCGCTCGCCGTTCTCCGCATCGAGGTCGGAGAGCAGGTGCTCGGCCGTCTGCGCGATGGCGGTGGACTCGTCGTGCCGCAGCCTCGTCAGGAGCTTGACGCCCCCGCCGCGTTTCAGCGCCACGAGCACGCGCCAGACGCGCTGAAACCCGGTCACGCCCCCCACGCGGGCCCAGGGCAGGATCAGGCGCCACGAGAAATAGTCGCTCTGGTCGGCCAGGTTGCTGGAGCTGCGCCGGATGCCGGCGCCGTGGCCGTACCAGTGGACGCCGCCGAGCACCGCCAGGGGGCCCGGGTAGCGGGTGCTGGCGGTGCCTCCGGGGGTCCAGACCATCCAGGCGTTGCGGAGGTAATCCCAGACCAGCGTGAGCCCTCGGCCGTTGGCGGGTTCCATGGTCCAGAGGACCCGCCCGTTCTCCTCGTCGTGAGCGGCGCCGCGACACGTGGGGTAGTCGCGCACGAGCTGGAGCACCGCGGCGCCGACGAAGGCCGGAGGCGACTGCGGCGAGGCCATCAGGTGGAAGCCGCTCTCGGCGAGGAAGAGCACGCCGCCCGGGAACTGGACGATGGAGCGCGCGTCGACGCACCCCACCGCCTCGCTCACCACCGAAGGGCCCCGCCAGTCCGCGCTCGCGCCGGTGTCCGTGGGGCCGAGGCCCGACAGCGCATAGACCCGGGTGCGGGAGAAGATCAGCAGCGAGGCCCCCGAGGGCGCGAGCCCCGTGGCCTCCTCCTCGATCTGCACGAAGAGCTGCGACGGGTTGAACGCGGGCGCCCCGCCGGGGATGACTTCCTTCGAAAACACCACCTGCCGGGGGTCCTCGCCGGAGACGATCCAGACGCGGTTCTGCCAGACGGCCACCGCCAGCGCGGAGGGGGCGAGGCGGTGTTCCAGCACCTCGCCATCGGTGTAGAGCCGCCCGTAGCCCAGCGCGAGCATCTGCGCGTCGCTGAAATTGTCGGTAAAATTCTCGCTCTGGGCCCCGCGCCGGTTGGCCAGGATCGCCGCGCTCGGGTCGTCGATGCGGTAGTAGGGGCCGGTGCTGTTCTTCTCCGTGCGGTAGACGGAGATGCGGGCGTTGCGACCGATCAGGGAGTCCCCGCGCCGGGTGAGCCCGAGGCAGGCGATGTCCAGCTCGACCCGAGCGTTGGTGTTGGCCAGCGACACGGACACCGCCAGCGGCGTCGAGGGCTCCGACGTGTGCCAGTTCCCGCGCTCGTCCTGCCACTCGTAGACGCATCGGTAGATGTAGACGTTGTAAATCCCCGGGGCGACGTCGGCGCCCTCGATGCTGCCGACGCCTGCGGTGAGGACGTGCGCGAGGATCACCGGCCCTCGGAGGAAGCCTTGCTCGACCACCTGCTGTCCGTCGAAGAAGGGGGCGAGGGCGCCGCCCTGGAGCAGGCACCCGGAGGCCTCCGTCGAGGTCAGCACCGGAGCCTGGCTGCGGCGGAAGTCGAGGGTGACGAAGTCGACGCCCTTGCGGCCTCGGCTCGTGGCCAGGTTGGGGTTGACGAGGCCCGTCCGGACCAGCGCCCCCCAGCGCCAGCGGTCCGTCTCCAGGAGCTCGACGGAGCCGAGGGCGTGGCGGGGCTCCGTCCCGGCGGCGACGTCGAGGCAGATCGCGCCGTGGTAGGTCGAGGTCAGGGGCAGATCCGAGGCCTGCGACGGGCGCACGAGCGCGTACGTCCCCTGGCCCGGCGCGCCGTTGGACTCGCCCAGCAGGATCCAGTCCTGCGAGCGCTGGCGGAAGAACCTGCTCTGGAGCGTCTCGCGCCACAGGTACCGCCGGGCCCCCACGAGCGCGCCTGCGGTGTCGACCTGCTGGAACCCGCCGCCGACCCCGGACATGTCCTCCCAGGCCACCCAGCCGTCGAGGCTGACGGCGGGGCGCCGGAAGTGCCCGCTGGTGGCGCCGGTGAAGACCGTCGAGGCGGGCGTGGCGAGCGCGAACGGGAGCGGGGCCCACTGAAGCAGCCGGATGTCGCCCGTCCCGCCGTTGAAGCGGCTGAACGCGACCCAGATGCGGCCGCTCGCATGGGTGCCCATCCCGAGGGGGCCTGCGTCGGGTTCCGCGTGGGTGAGCGCCGCGGTGACGACGGTGGGGGCATCCAGCGGGAGCCCGCCGATCTGGTACTTCCCGACGCGCACGCCGACGCGAGGGATGGGCACCCACGCGGCCCAGAAGACGTTCGCCTCCGTCTCGGAGGGGATCGCGTCGAAGGGCACATCGATGCCGGTGGCGTCGAGCACCAGGTCGGGGCTCTTGACGGTGCCGGAGCCGAGGTTCGTCTTCAGCCGGAAGGCGCGTAGCTCGATGGTCCCGGCGCCGTCGTTGTAGTGGTAGACCACGACCACGTCCGTGTTGACCTCGAAAGCCCGGCACCCCTTCACCTTGTCGAGGACCAGGATCCGCTCGTCTTGCACGACGGCGCCCGTCGCGGTTTCGATCTGCTTGTAAACGAGCGCTTCGTTCGCGAGGTAGACCAGCACGGTCCAGACGCCGACCACGACCACCTGCGCGTTCTCGACCACCGCATCCTGGATCCGGAGCGCGCTGTCTCGACGCATCGAGAGCGAGCAGGCGCGCCCGTGCTCCGCCCAGCCCTGCTCCGTGAAGGTAGCGATCTGCGCGGGCTCGTCGCCGAGCACGGCCACCATCGCGCCACGGTGAGGCGTGAGGCTCCGGGCCTGGTCGTCGGCGACGGTGGTGAGGCCGCGGAAGGCGCTGTCGCTAACGTCGCTGTACCCGTGGCGCTTCTTCAGCACCCCGGCCCGGTCGTACTTGAGGTTCTCGACCAGGACGAACCCGGCGCCCATCCCAAGGGCTACCTCGTCGGTGTCCTGGGCGAGGCCACCCTGGACCAGCAGCGGGAGCACAGCCTTCTGCAAGGCCATCAGAACACCCACAGATCGCAGGCGCAGGGCGCCGCGACGTCGAGCACCAGGACCCGGCGCGGGTCGTCGCTGGCCACTTCGAAAGCCACCAGCGCCGCATCCCGGACCCGCAGGGAGAACCACCCCTGGTAGGGGCGGCCGAGCTTGTGCGCGATGCGGTTCTGCCCCGCGACCAGCGCGAGACCAGGGAGCCGCACGCCCCGAAGGAACGGGACTCGAAGGAGGCCTTGCAGGTCCGCGAGGAACTGCGCGTGGCGCTGGTCCTCCGACGGCGCTCCGGTGCGCTGGTCGCGCCCGGCGGTCACGGCCACCACCCGTAAGAAGAGCCGCGACGGGGGCCGCCGCCGATGGTGTCCATGTGCTGCTGCGCATAGACGTCCACCACCCGCTCGGGCCGGTTGCGGTCCTGCTGCGGCGCCGCGTCCGCGAGGCGCTCCAGCTCGCGCTTGAGCCAGGTGTCCAGGCTCGTCGTGTCGCTCTCCTCCTCCTGAAGGAGGTAGATCGCCGCTTCGAGCACGGGGATCTCCTCGAAGCCGTCGAGGCCCTCGATGGGGGCCGTGTCGCTGGTGTCGAGCAGCGTGGTCGGGAGGTAATCGAGGCGCAGCGTGAAGCTCACGCGGGGGGTCGGGCGCAGCTCGATCTTGCGGGTAGGGGTCACCACCGGCGCGACCTCTCCGACGCTGGGCCGGGTGCCCCGCAGCCGATAGCGCACCGTGTCCGCGTTGCCGTCGGTGCGGTTGAGCAGCTCCGCCAGCTCGGCCAGCTCGAAGGGCCAGAGCGGCACCCACGCCTGGGCGTCGCTGCTCTCTGCGTTCCAGACACCGGCCACGACCGCGCCCACCTGAACGGTGGTGCGGTTGGCCATGAGCGTCTGGAGCTGGTTGAAGTCGCTGGGGAGGTTGTAGAGCGCCTGGCCCGGGATGACGTCCATCTCGGCGGTGAGGCGCTCGTATTCCTGGCCGCCGGTGTGGAGGCGCTGGCGGAGGCGCTGGACGCTCGTGAGGAGCACCCGCTTCACGTCCGCGTCAGAGCGGAAGGTGCTGTTCTCCTGGTTGGCGCGCTTGCGGGCGCGGCCCACCAGGTCGCCGAGCGTCACCAGCGCCATCGATCAGTCCTCCTCGGCGGCGAGAGCGACGGCCTCCTGGAGCGTCTCCCAGGCGCCCTCGAAGTCCTTCGCCTTGCCCTGGGCGAAGAACTGCTCGAGCAGCGCAGGCCCGTCCATCTCGTCGCCCTCTTCCTCTTCAGGCTCCGCGGCGTAGTCGTCCGGAGGGGGCGCCTTCTTCTTGCTCTTGCCCTTCATGAGGGCCGCGAGGTCCAGCTCCATGTCAGCTCCGGTTCTTCAGGAAGAGGATGAACCCGATGCGCACCCCGTTCGCGGCGCTGCGGTTCACGCCCGCGCCGTTCTGGCGGTACTTGATCAGGAACTTGTTCGTGGTGACGAGGGTGGAGATGTCCGGGAAGTGGAAGTCCACCGCCGCCGCGGGCTCGGCGGCGTCGCTGTGCTTGGTGCCGATGGCGGCGCCGACGAGGGGGTAAGAGTCGTCCAGCGTCACCTCGAACTCGCCCGCGTTGGCCGTCTTGGTGACGGACACGACGCCGGCGCCGACGATGCTCGCGGGGTCGGGGTTGCTGGCGTTGTTGCAGAGCCAGTTCCCCCAGAGCACCCGGGGCGCCTCGTCGCGAGCGCGCATCTCGTAGTGGCTCTGGTTGCTCATCAGACCACCTGCGCGTTCTTGTCGAGCTTGATCCAGAGGCTGTTGCCGGGCGCATCCGTGAGGATGTTCCCGTAGCCCCCGCCCTCGAAGTCGTAGTTGTCCTCGCCGTGGACGCGGCGCAGGAGGCCCGCCTCCTCGAAGAAGCCGACCATCTTCCCGAGGTGCTTGAAGGACCAGTCCTTGGGGTCGGTGACGAACGCCCAGCCGGGGGGCACCGCGGGGTCCGCCATCATGTCGAGCTCGCCCAGCGGCGTCTGGAACTTCGTGACCTGGAACCCGATCTCCAGGTCGCCGATCTCCTCCTTGAAGACCTTGTCCCGCTCGCTGTTCTCGATCTTGTTCTGGGTCATCGGGTTGATGAAGATCGAGGTCCCCGCGTTGCCGAGGGTGGAGGCGTACGCGCAGGCCTCGCGGATGGTCTCGACGTAGGTGGCGAGCGGGTCGAGCCAGCGCTGCCCCGAGAGGCGGTCGATGTTGACGGACCGGGTCGCGCCGAGGAAGGCCGCTGCCGCGGTCGTGTCGTCCATCGGACACCAGCCGCGCACGCCGTCGAGCACGAGGCCCTTGGTGCGGGTGCGGAACACGTAGTCGTTGACGGTGACCTCGCCGGCGGCGACAGGGACCGCACCGGTGTACGTGATGACGCCCGTGCGGGTGTTCACGTTGGCCACGGTGAGGGTGATGCCGGTGGAAGCCGCGGCCTCGGCGCCGCCGCCCGGCTGCCGCACCGTCTGGACGCCACCGAAGCCGGTGTTGACGCTGAACTGGTGCTTCTGGTCGGGCTCGATCCAGATGGCGCCATGCAGGTTGGCGAGCCGCACCTGGGTGGCCAGCAGGCCCGAGGCCACGCCGACGCCCGAGAGCCGACCGTAGGCCCCGCCGCCGTCGCTCCAGACGGTGAAGTCCAGGTACCTCCCGAGGCCCTTGATCATCCCGTCGAGGGCCTGCTTGTACTTGCGGGTGACGCTGCCCTTGTCGGAGCGCGTCGCGAGCATGACCTCGCGGGAGATCTTCCCGTAGCCGTAGTAACGCTTCCGCTCCAGGCTGAAGCGCGCGTCGGCGTTGGTGCTGTACGTGTCGATGGCCACCGCGGGGGTGGGGCCAGCCGACTGGTTGAACCCGTGCTGGACGGTGTGCTTGTAGAAGTCGCCCTCGAAGTCGTCGGACTTCACGATGGCGGCCATGAAGGGCCGGCGCATGCAGAGCATGAGCATCAGCTCTTCGGGGGAATAGATCGTCTTGAGGACGTTCGCTGCGGCTGCGAGATCTTCGGGACCGAGGGCCATGGGGCCGTCTCCTGGTCAGGGGTCGGGGTCGCTGGGCGGGTCCGCGGGGAGCGGGGCAGCGTTTGCCGACTGAGACGGCGCCGTGGGCTGGCGGCGGGCAGGGCGCAGGGGTCTGCGCTCTTGTCAAGGAGGATGAACGTAAAGAGGCGCGCTGTCCAGCCCTCGCCACGCGGCGCTGGATCTCGTCCATCGTCGGGAGGACGACTTTCCCCTTCTTTCCGGCCTGGACGGGGGCGAGCTGAGGGACGGGCTTCTTCGTCGCCGCAGCAGGCGGCGCGGCAGCTGCCGGCGCGGGGCGGCGCTTTGCGAGCTTCTCGTGGTGGGCCTTGAAGGCGGCGTTCACCAGCCCGATGACCTTGGCCGGAGACACCTTCGCCCCCGGGTTCTGGGCCACGAGGTAGTCGATGGCCTGGTCGATGGCGGGGGTGATCTCCGTGGCCCAGTCGTAGCCCTCCAGCTCAGGGTACGCCTTGAGGTCCGCGGCCTCCTGCTGGAGCGCGCGCATGCCGGCCTCGTGGGCGGCCATCGCCTCGCGCTCCTCGCGCTGCGCCTCCAGCTCCTGGTTGCGCTTCTCCAGGGCGTCGAGCTTCTCCTGGAGCGCGCTCACGGCCTTGGCCACCGCAGGGGGCAGGGCGCCGGCCTGGATGGCCTCCTGCTGGATGCGGTCCAGCGCTTCCTCGCGGGTGAGCCCGAGGCGCTCCAGGGCCGCGAGCGGCGACTTCTTCGCCAGCTCCAGGTCGACGGCGGGGGACGGAGGCGCGGCCCGGAGCTTCGCCAGCTCGGCTTCGAGCTGCGCCGCCTTGGCCTCCGCCTCGCGACGACCGCGGCGCAGGTCCTTGATCTTCTTCCCGGTCCGCGTCTTGGGCTTCTCGCCGGGCTGTGGGGGAGCCTTGGGCTTGTCCTTGTCCTCCTCTTCGTCGTCTTCTTCGTCCTCCTCGTCGGCGCTGGCGGGCTTCTTTGCAGCGCGGGCGGCGGCTTCCTTCGCGGTGATGTGGGCGTCGAGGATCTTCTCGACGGCGGCAAGGCCGTACTGGGGCTCTTCGATGGTGGCGGTCGTCTCTTCGGTCGTCATGCGAGGGGCATTCCTTCGGGCATCGGGGCGCCCGCGTCAGGGGGAGGGGGAGGCAGGGGCATGTCCGCCGGCGGGCCCTCGGGAGGCATCGCGCCGGGCGGTGGTTGAGGCGGTGGCGGTGGCGTCGTCAGGGCGACGACGGCGGCGGACCAGCGACGGACGAGCGCGAGGCGAGCATCGCTCACGCCCTCGCTGCGGGCCTTGGCGTAGTAGGCGCGGGCGAGCTCCTTCGCGGCCACGAGGTCATCCATGGGCTCCGGCGCGATGTAGATCCCGGCGCCAAAGAGCATGTCTTCGAGGTTTTTCTTCAGCAGGTTCACCCGCGCGTCGAGCAGGTCTTGCTCGGCGTCCAGGTCGGGGTCGCGGTTGAGGCGACGGGCCTGAACCGGGTCGATCTGCCCGGTTGCCAGCATGTCGGCCACCAGCGCCCGCTTGCCTGCGGGGGACTCGGGGAGGCTCGACACGGGGGCGGCCCGCACGGTGTACGTGTCCTCATCGAGGTCGACGTCCGCGAACAAGACCCGCTCGATGGTCTGGCTCTTCTCGTCCTGGTAGACGACGGCAAATTCCGGGTCTTCTTCGGTGAGGCGCCGGGCTTCGTCGATCTTCAGCACCGCGGCTTCCACGTACAGGTCTTGCTGCCCGATGCTCCAGCTCGCGAGGCGCCCGTTCGCCTTGTCGGCGTAGACGCGGATGGCCTCGCCGCTGTTGAGCCCCGCGGGCTTGACGCCCATGGCGGCCATCTCGGGGATGCCGGTCTGCTGGAACCCCTTGGCCCAGAGCCGCTCGATTTGCAGGGCGATCTCGGGGGAGACCGCGCGAGCCACATCCCACGTGGGCGGGGTGTTGCCGGCGAACCAGGTGATGCCGCCGATCTCGTTCGTGGGCGGCCAGGGCGTCGGGCGCGAGGCCTTCGGCGCCAGCATCCTGGGGTTGGTGGTGAGGTCGATGGCGGCCTGGAGCTTGTGCAGCAACAGCCCGATCTGACGCTGAAACTCCCCCACCTCGTCCGCGATGCCGCTGGACCAGAAGCCGCCGCCGGGCTGGCGCGTCCAGCCCCACCAGGCGAAGGGGAAGCGGGGCGCGGTCCAGGGGCGCTCTTCGAGGATCTTCCCCTCGATGGCCTGGACATAGAGCCCGTCCTCGGCGTCGGGGCTGCTGGGCAGATGCCAGGCCTCCACGACGGGGATGCGGTGGCTCCGGCCACCGTAGCGCTCGCCCATGGCCCCCCAGGGCACGAGGCTCCAGCCCTCCGTCTCGTCGATGGCCTTCGCCTCGTCGGGGTAGAGGTGAGCGAGCACGCCCCGGTCCTCCTCGTGGACCCGGTAGAGGGTGCGCAGCTCGCCCGCCCGCTCGTCTTCCTCGTGGGCGAACAGCTCCCAGGGCTTGACGCTCTCGACGGTGATCTTGCCCCACCGTGAGCCGATGCGGAGGGGGCCGTCTCCGAAGGCGGCGCAGCGCACGCTCGCCATCTCCCGCACCTCCTTGTCCATCTTGGTGGCGTAGACCGCCGCGGTGGTCCACTTCTGGAGGTCCTGGGCCCGCTGGCGCATCTCCCAGGAGCCGCCCTCGGTGTAGATGGCGGCCCTCGGCGGGGCGTACTCCGCGAGGTGAGCGCGGGCGGTGAGGCTGAGGGTGCGCACCAGGTTGAAGTCGAGCCGCGCCGGGGTGGCGAGGTTCCGACCGATGACGACCTCGAGCTTTTCGCTGAAGAGTCTCACGGCCCGCTCGTAGCTCCAGAGCCGCGAGCTGCTCGTGGTGTACGCATCGTCCAGCGCGGCCTGGAGCACGGTGAGCCGGTGGTGGTCCTCCGCTCGCCACCAGCGGGTCTCGGCGCGGCCCCTCACCGGGCCCCCCACAGCGTCGAGTCACGACGCGCCTGGGCCTCGGCGGCCAGCTCCTGGGGGTCCTTCTCCTTGCCGGTGTCCACCGGCGGCGGGTCGTCGGGGAGCAAGACCAGCTCGCTCACCGGGCCCCGACGGAGGCGCAGGTGCGTCACCCCGGCCTTCCTTGCCGCGGTCGCCAGCGTCGTCACGGCCTCGGCCAGCGTCACCACGCTTGCTCCTCGCGCCTTGCTCGCAGCGCCCGTTCCCTTGCCTCGATTTCCCGTCGATCTCGTTCGCATACTTCGTCCTCTTCCTTGGTCTCTTCTGCCTCTTCGCCGCCCACCGCGCTCAAGCCCCACACCGCGTTTGCCAGGCCCTGGGCGAGGTCGCCGTGGCTCCCGTCGATGGCCTCGGGGATGACCACGGAGATCTGGTTGCCCACGGTCCTGCGCTGCTTGATCCCCGTGAGCTGCTCCCGCAGGCGCCGCAGCAGGGTGGCCTCGGGGCTGTCGTCGTCCTCCGCGGGGGTCGGCGCCTTGACGAGCCCTTCCCGCACCTTCGCCCTCAGCGACACCAGCGCATCGGTCGCCGCGGGGGCATCGTGGACGCTCAACCCTGCGTCGCCCATGTGCTCCTCCAGGCTCGCCCGCTCGTGCTGGTCCGCCACCAGGCCCGACGCCCCGAAGGTCGCCAGGCGCTGGGCGAAGTCCCCGCAGACCACGCTCGGCTTGAGCCTCACGCCCCCCGTTGGCTTGTGCTCCAGGAGGTCCGCGAGCCAGACCTGCCGCGAGGGTCGCTGGCGCACGATGGCGAGCGAGCTGCTGTTCCGCTTGAAGCCGAGGTCGCCGCCGGCGCCCACGAGGTCACCGGGGGTCGGGCGGGTGCCCAGGGGCGGCGCCGTGCCATCGAAGATCGAATCGAGCTCGGCGTCGGAGAAGAACAGCTCCGTCGTGGTCGAGCCCCACTCGGCGCCGAACTCGATGGCGGCGTTGCTCGCGTCCTTCTTGTAGGCGTTGTCCACCTTGCGGAGCTGCAGCGCGTTCGTGCGCATGTTGCGCGTCGAGGCGTGAGCCACGATGGCGTTGCGCGGGTGCCCGAAGTTCTCCTTCCACTTCCTGTGAAGCAGGCCACGAGCGGCCCAGGGCGTTGACGCCACGATGGTCTGGCCGCCCTCGATGACGCGGGGCTCCGCGGCATCGAAGATCGCATCGTCGTTCACCACCCCGCTCTGCTGGTCGCGGAAGAAGCAGGTCTCGTCCATCAGCGCACCGATCAGCGTCTTCCCTCGTCCGCTGATGCCGCCGGCTCCCGCTGCGGTGGGCATGATGGTCACCATCTGCCCGTCCTGGGGGCGCCGGAGGGTGAGCAGCACCTTGGTATCGGTGACGATGCAGCGCTTGATGTCCGGGTGCTTCCGGGCAGCCCCGGCGACGTACTTCAGCGCCTGCCAGGCCTCCTTCTCGCGCGGGGCGATGATGATGGCGAAGGCCTCCTCGCCCGGCGCCAGGCCCGACAGGTCGACCGTCAGGGCAAGGTGCAAGAGGCGCAAGGAAGCGAGGTACGTCTTCCCGCTGCGCCCCCCGGCCACGATGCACAGCACCATGCGGATGAACGCCCACTCCTCGTCAGGCATCCGCGGCAGGTCGCCGAAGATCTTCACCGCCCACGTCCGGTCCTCGCCCTGGAGGTCAGCGACCTGGACCCCATCGAAGGCCACAAGGCAGAAGGCGCGCTGCCCCGCTTCGAGGCGCACGTCGAGGGCGTCGAGGAAGTCGGTGAAGGCGGCGCCTTCGCTCACGAGGGGTCGCCCTCCTTCGAGGTCTTCGCCTTGGGTCGAAGCCAGAAGGGCGTCTCGGCGGGCTTGGGCTCCGGCTGCGCCGTCGTCTTCGGGTCGTTCCTCGCATCCCGGTGGGCGCCGATGCCGGCCAGTTCGCGGCCCTCCCTCACGACCTGGCAGAGCGCGCGGGCCCGGTCGGCGGGCTTCTCCTCCTGGCGTGCAGCGTCGGCGGCTTCGAGCAGCAGGCCATCGAGGGCCGCCTTGACCTGCGACGGGTCGGCCATCGCCTCGATCTGCCGCGAGGCTTCGGAGGCGTGGGCGCGGACCAGCACCAGCGACACCCCCCACTCCTCGGCGAGCTCCTCCGTCTGGTCGGGGCTCCAGGTTCTGGCGACCATGCGCCGCCGGATGACCGCGACCCGCTCGGCCACCGAGGGGCGACCGTCGGGGGGAGGCGCCGGGGTGGGCTTCTTCCGGGCGGTCATGCCGTCACCGCCCACCAGGGCCAGGCCTCGGCGAGGTCTTCCATCGCGTCGAGAAGACGGTGCCACCGGAGCCACTGCGCGCGATCGGTGCCGTCCGGTGGGGTGACGCGGGAGATGCGCCGGGCCAGGATGGCAACGGCTTCGCCTGGGCGCGTGCTGTGCTTCGAGCCGTCCAGGTAGATCAGCAGGCACCCGGGGCCCTCGGCGCACTCGGAGAAGGCGATGCCACAGGCGGCGGCCTCGCGGAGGGCGGTGCGGAGGAGGCGAATATGCCACAGCGCCAGAGAGGCAGGCTCGGGGGCGCTCATCGGCACACCTCAGCCAGGCTGTGCGAGACGCCGCAACCAGGGCAAGAGCGGGGGAGCAAGGAGCGGGCGTACTCGGCCCAGGCCTGGCGCCGGGCTTCGCGCATGCGCTCCCAGACATCGAGCATGACGCTCGACGGCCACAACTGCTTGAGGGTGCGCTCCATGGCCTGGACGTCGAGGTCAGGCGCGCGCGCGGTGGGCTCAGCGGGCGGGGTGGGGGCAGCCTTTTTACCGGCCATCGATCCTCTGAAGGCGGTGCCACGCCGCCTGGGAGATCCGCCAGAGACGGCGTACCCGGGCGGTGGGCCAGGTCCCGCAGGTCTGCCCGAGGGTGCCCCGCCACTCGATGTGGGTGATGATGCGATCGATGCGGGTAATCCGACCGATCAGCTTGCTGCGGAGGCGAAGTATTTTAGCGGCCATCGGCGCCCTTCTTCCACTGGCGGCGCACGTACCGGGGCACGTCCTCCAGAAGCCGCTCGCAGTAGGCCCGGATCAGCGAGCGCTTCCCCTCGGGGGTGCGGTCCGTGTACCGGAGGCCGATGGCGCGGGCGATCCCCTCGGTGGGGCTGCTGTCGCCGAAGGGCTCGGCCAGGTCGACATCCCAGGGGTCACCCGTAACGATGGCGACCCAAACGCCGGCCAGCTTGTGTAGGTCCTTGGCGCGGTCGCGCCCGGGGTAGGTCTTCATGACTTCCTCCGCTTCTTGGCTGCAACGCTGAGCTTGAAGACCAGCGCCGCGAGTCCCCACCCGAGGAGGAAGGCGGCGCCGCAGATGTGCTCAGGGGTGTAAACGAGCATCGAGCACCTCCAAGAGTCTCGCCCTGGCCCGCTGCTGTGCCGCCTGGGGGTCGCCCCGCCTCCTCGCGTCGAGGTAGCTCCGCGCTGCCTCCTGGGTCGCGGTGAGGCGGCCTCGGAGGGCACGGGCGAGGCTACGCCACGCGGCCATGTCATCCGGGGGTGGGCTCTCGCTGTAGGGCCCCGGGGGTGCTGGGGCGTACCAGCTAATGCAGCCGTCCTCGTGGGGGCCCGTGTGCCCTTCGGGGAGGATGCAGCGGACCAGCTCGCCGAAGTCGAGGGTGGTGATGGGACAGCTCACGGTGTCCTCCTGGGCGCCGGTTCCTCGAAGGTGACGAGGATGCCCGGACTGTTGCGGTGGCGCTTGTGGGGCTCCTGGGCGTAGGCCCAGGTGATGGGGCCGCGGGGCCCGTCGTCGACGCCGATCCAGTTCGCCACGGCGTCGCGGCAGGCCTTGAAGGCGGTGGTGAGGTTGTCGCTATCCAGGGCGACGGACGCCAGCCGGGTGAACGTGACGCGAAGGCGTGGGCGTTGACGGAACGGCGATGGGTCGATGGTCCGCTGAAGGGCAGCCGTCAGGGCCTCCCGCTGGCGCTTCACCCTGGCAGCTTTCTTGTGGTGGTTCTCGCGCTGGTTGGCCTCGCTCACGGTGGCGATGGGGGCCGTCAGGGTAAACAGGGGGCGCCACCGCGGGGCCTGCTCGTCCAGCTCCTTCAGGGCGTCCTGGAGCTGGGCCCGGGTGAGGTCGAGCTGGCTTTGGAGGGTGCGCACCCGGGCCTGGGCCTTGGAGAGCGCCGCGGCGCTGTGGTGGGGGCTGGCGAGGACGGCGCCGGTAGCGACCGCTTCGCCTTCGGCCAGGTCGGAGAGGCGCGGGGTCATGACGGGAACGTCTCCGGGTACAGGGCGCGACAGGTCGACCGGGCGAGGCCGCGCGCGTCGTCCAGGGTGGCGCCCTGGTCGAGGTAGTACGCGAGCCACATGCCGCCCAGGCTGCGGGGGCTCCGGTCGAGGGGGCAGGCGATCTGCGCCCAACGCTGGCGCCGGGGGCAGGGGGTGCCTGGTACCGGTTCGCCCTCGCAACTGGAACCGGACTGGAGACAGTCCGGCAGGGTCTTTTCCCTCTTGGTACCAGTGGTACCAGTGGTACCAGTAGGTTTTATAGGAAGAGGAGAGAGAGCCTTACCAGCCCCCATCGATCCGAT